ACAATCACTAAGACAATCCCCAAATCGGAGACAAAAATCGATAAGCCGATCAAGCGTTGCGTCGACTGCGACTCCGATTGTTGGGATGTCGCTCCTCACTACTTATCATGTTGGCTTGGAGTGTGCAGTACAGGAAACAACATTGGCATCGCTGATGGTCTATGCCCTTTCTTGACGGATGAAGTTCCACTTCCTCCAAAAGAGTAGTTTACTTCTAGCACATATTGTGTTATGATGAATTATAAACCAAAACAAAGGAAGCATAAATGAAACTTTTTACTAAGATTGACAGTGAAGTTGAAATCTCAAAAATTCGGGATGCTGTCAAAATAACTGATGTCGCAAATGTTATTTCGACATTTTCAAAAATCACAAAGAGTTTCAGTGATGAAAGCCAAATCAAAGCTCTTCACTATGCAATGGTCATCGAAGTTGGAAAGTCAAATGAATTACTCGGAGGTCATCCAATCATCTCCGTCAACGATCTCAACGAGGCCTTGAAGTAATGGAAGAAAAAACGTTACCTCATTATGTGAATGCTATCGATCCTTCTGACGAAGAAATCGCTGTAGCATTGTATTATCCTGATCATTTTGGCAAAGGTCATGGAGCCATTCGTTTTGACGGCTTCAATATGCCCTTTCACAGTGAACACACGATTGAATTTGAGGAATACTCATGAACGACATACTCGAAAAAGTTCTCGCAGATTATGCTGCAGTCAACTCTTCTGAACACCTTTTCGAAATCTCGAAGGAATACGCTCACTACGTCGTTGAAGAACGTGCGATCCCATCGATAAAGGACGGTCTCAAATCTTCTCAGCGCATCGCATTGTGGACGATGAAGCGCTATGTTTCTGGCAACAAGATCAAAACGATTGGTCTTTCAGGCACAGCAACCGCCGTCAACCTCTACAACCACTCCGATCTCTCGGGAACGATCTCAATGATGACCGGTCCATACGTCAACAATGAGCCATTCTTCAAAGGATATGGTGCGTTCGGTACGATCGTTCGTCCTCGCTCATTCGGTGCACCACGTTACACATCCGTTGGTATGTCCGACTTCGCTAACAAGGTGATGTTCAAGGACAGCGACATCTACACCATCGTTCCATCCGAGGACGGCGACTCCGAAATCTGCGAATCGTTTCTGCCATTGCTTCCGACTGTTCTCCTGAACGGCAGCTCCGGTATGGCAATCGGTTATTCGACCGACATTCTTCCACACTCCGCAGAGGATTTGCAACGAGGTGTACTCGACATCCTGAAAGGGAAGAAGATCGCAGACATCGATCCTAAGTTCAAGAAGTATGATGTCAACATCAAGCGCATCGGCGAATCGTTGAGCTACCTATTCTCGGGCAAGGTCAAAATCCACAACACCACGACCGTCGAAATCCTTTCGATCCCACCTGGTATGACGCTTACATCACTCAAAGAACGCCTCGATGATCTAGAAGTACGTGGTCTCATCACACGATACGAAGACCAAGTGTCCGAGCGATTCAGTGTCATCGTCAAGATGCCTCGCAAAGAACTTGATAGCCGCCAAACTGAAGAAGCATTGAACATGCTCTTCAAAACTCGCTCGAAAATGACCGAACGTCTCATCGTAGTAGGTTTTGACGGGCATGTCAAAATATACAAGAACCATCACGATTTGATCTCTGAATGGTGCGATTGGAGATTTTCATTCTATGTGAAGCGCTACGAACGTCTACTTCGCCTGAACAATGATCGACTCGATTTCCTTCGTGATGTCATGAAATGCTTCGATGCAAATCTACCGAAGGAAATCACACAACACAAAACACGTCAGTCACTCACTGATCGGGTTGAAGAAATCTGTGGTCGGCAACGTCCACAGATTGTTGAGTTCGCTACGTACAAGTGGACAGAAGAGTATCGCGACAAAGTGATCGAGGAGATCGAAGAGCTTGTCACGAAAGGTGAAGAGTTTACTCATCTCGTCAATGATGAGAATGCTCGTCGCAAAGTATTTGCCGAGGAGGTGAAGCAATGTCTAAAATAGAAAAGAGTGCAATCGATGAATTTCATACATTATCTGTCAACGCTCAAAGTGAGCTCGTTAAATATCGCAGAGAAATTGCTGAGTTTCGGAAAAAACCAAACCGAGCTGACTGGTACCACCAAGAAACCAAACTCCAATCCCTCGTCCTCTCTGCAAAAAACCTTGCCGATGAATGCCGCAAACGGTTCGTCATTCACAATTCTGAAGGAGCGCAAAATGGGTGAATTCAAACATCCCATCATTTCTGAATACCACAAGACGACGAAGAAGTCACGTGGTGTCAACACTAAACGATTTGGTGTAATCCACTACACAGCAGGTTCGAGATTCAGGCGTGATGTTGAGCTCCTCAGTGTCGATGCCGCACAGGTTTCTTGCCATTACGTGATTTCACCAGCTGGCGATGTCGCGAAGATTGGTTCGGACGATGACATCTTGTGGCATGCCGGCAAATCCACATGGAAAGGTTTCAACGGCCTGAACGCTCACTCAATTGGTTTTGAGTTGACGAACCCCGGTGAAATGGCCATCTCTGGTAACGAAGCAATTGCATGGTTCGGTGATCGCTATCCGCTGTCTGAGTGTGTCATCAATGGCAATAAGGCATATCTTCCGTATGGCTTTCGTCAGATTGATGCTCTTCGCACTTTGAGTGAGGCACTCATTGACTACCACGGTACATTCATTGAGTTTGTCGGTCATCAGGATATCTCTCCAGATCGAAAGATCGATCCCGGCAATGGCATCATCTTTCCTTACGGCTTCTACGACAAAATGAACGAGTTCATCAACACACGGAAACCAAATACGAAAGTTGACTCTGAGTATATGGACCCAATCAAAATGCGTGTTGATGTGAGTTCAGTTCTAAATGTTCGTTCAGGTCCAGGCACGACTTACGAACGAATCGATGCCAAGACGAATGGGGAGAAGATCACAATCGCTCGGAAGAGCGGTGATTGGCTCAAGATCGAGGGCGGTGGTTGGGTCCACCGGGCGTATGTGAAATGAAGAACATGAAAATGCACGATCACATGTCTTCATTCCAGATTCACAAAACACGAAATCTCCCTAACGGGGGTTTCGTTGATCTCTTCTCACTCGAAGGCGAACTCAAAACTCAGCATATGGAGTTCTCTCACAGGGATGCAGATGGCGTCAACGTGTTCAATCAGACGAAGGTTGTCGCCGGGGATTCATTCGACTCGATCGTGTAAAATAACCAACAGAGCTTGAAAAGGACACACTCTGATGAAGCAGTGGATCATCAAACTTAGGATGTCCGATCAGTCGGTCGTCCGAACTGTCGTTTTCGCTGAAAATACGACAAACGCCGTACGTGTAGCGACTGCTCAGTTTTCCGGAGCAGAGATCACGTCACAACCTGAGGAAATGAGAACAGAGTGAAGTCTTTCGACCTATCCCAATCCGAAAACCTACCATCGGTGACAATCGAGAGTTTGGCGTTTCAGTCATTCGCCACAACTGGTGAGCGTCAATCACAGGTTCAGTTGACACTCGGTGAACGTCAATCTCTTGGTACCAACCTTATCGCGACTCTTCCCATTCCAGATCAGATGCAGTTTTCATCAGACTGGAATTGGTCAGTTGAAGACCGATCGATCGTGCAGAACCTCGTCTCTAATGTCGGTGACCTTCGTGGTTCCTCGTTCGAAGACTTTCAGAAGGCAATCACGAACATTGCTGGACGAACCGCGATTCGAGCTGGTGATCTGTTTGGTACAAGATCAGCTGGTCAAAATCTTGGGGTCGCACAAAACACACTGAAAGAAATCTTCTTCGATGGTGTGCAGAATCGGACGTTCACCTGGGAATGGAAGTTTGCTCCTCGGTCACCACAGGAATACGTTCGAACGAAAGAGTTTATCGCACTGACAAAGCGTGCAGCCTCACCTGAAAAGACAGCAGGCGCACTTTTCCGAATTCCTGACTCGTTTCGCATTTCGTTCAATGACATTGACCTTCCTGTGATCAAGGAATGTGCATGCACCAATATTTCCGACAACTACAGCGACTCAGGCAAGATTCGCATTCACAGTGATGGTAATCCAGCGTTCATCAATCTCGCGATGACCTTCACTGAAATCGACATCAATGACAGGAACGACTTCTGATGGCATTCTTCAGCGACTTTGGAACGAAGCAATTTTCGATCAACGGGGTCGAGTACGAAGTTGAGGACATCACTAAACGAGTCAGCAACTTCCCGAACAACTGGTACAATCTCACCTACATCGAGGACTTCTATATCCAATCTGGTGTGCGTCCTGACCAGCTTGCGAACCAGCTCTATGGTGACGTCAATCTGTGGTGGACATTCTACATTCTGAATGGTCTCACTGATGCTGATTGGCCACTTGACGATTCCGTCATAAACGACGAAATCCTCTCGATGTACAACAACTACCAGATCAATTCACCAGTGAAGTCCACTCGTTTCGAATCAAGCTTCGCAGCGGATGGCAAAGCCATATCTCACCAATCAGCTCTCGCGATGTATGCATCTCCTACCCGAATGGCAGTGATGAGATCAAAGCAGGTTGGCAAATTCTACGAATGGGAACAGAAGAACTCTCTCCGCGACAAGATGCTCGCAGACAACGAGTCGAAGCGAAGCATCAAGATCGTATCGACCGATTTTATCTACGATTTTGCGAGAGATTTCAAATTCAAGATCAAAAGTTGAAATGACCCGACCTCGCAAAACACAATTCTTTCCGAAGAATCCAGACAAGTATGTTGGTGATCCGACGAACATCATCTGTCGCTCGTCCTGGGAGAGGTTTTTCTGCCACTATGTTGATGTCAACAAAAATGTGAGGAAGTGGCACTCAGAAGAGACCATCATCAAATACATTTCACCACTAGATGAGGATTGGCATCGCTACTATGTGGACTTCACTCTCGAAATGACAGACGGTCGTCATGTGTTGGTTGAAGTCAAACCCTATAAGGAGACTGTCCCACCACCTCTACCGAAGAAGAAAACTCGAAAGGCCATTGACCGTCATCAACATGAGCTAAAAACCTATGCCGTCAATCAGGCAAAGTGGATGTATGCTCGTGCTGCAGCAAAGAAAGGTGGAGCAGAATTCGTTGTCTTTACTGAGAACGAGCTTCGCAAATTTGGTATGCCCTGAAAACGAATATCAACTTTGAGCAAAATATACGAAATACACGAACACATATGGATGAAAGGAATTCAGGATGACGAGAGTAAATCGCGTCTCGCCGGGTATCACGACTCGGGAGATCAATCTCACTCAGACTGTCAGCGCCAATAGCGGACTGCAATCTGCCGTTTGCGGGCTTTATGGATGGGGACCTGTCGATGTTCCTACATTGCTTGACAGTGAAAACGAACAAGTGCAAATTTTCGGCGAACCAAATGACGCTAACTTCGCCACATGGTTTCTGTCCGCAGAGTTTCTCGCAGAGAATGCCGGTTGTTTCGTCACTCGAATCGTACCAGCTGATGCATACAACGCATCTCTCGGTGGAGTCGGCATCGCCGGCACAGTCGATTCGAATGTAGTAAATGGCGAAGTCGCTTCTGTTGCAATCAACACTGCAGGCTCTGGCTACACAGTCGGCGATATTGTGACAATCACTGGTGGATCAGTCAGTCTTGCTGAAGCTCAGATCACAGCGATCGACGGTGCTGGTGGGATCACTGGAATCGATCTGAAATCGAACGGCTCCGGTTATGCAGCTGCAGGAACTGGTGTTGCACTCATCTCGAAGAACGACTTTGTCGTGAAGAACTTCGACGAATACAACGACGGCAACCTCACATTGCCTGAAGTCATCGCTTCCTATCCCGGTGAACTCGGCAACAACATCGGTGTGACAGTCGTTCGTGCTTCCGAATTCTACGGAAACCAATTCGAAACTTCGTTCAGCAAAGCTCCCACGGCTGTTGAGCAATTCTTCGATGGCGACGGCATCACCGAAACATTCACACTCGGCGCATCCTTCTTGACTGCAACAGATGTTGAAGTCACCGTCAATGGTGTCACAATTGCTGAAGGTGTCAATCCTGGCGAATGGCAGAAAACTGCATCGGTTCTTTCGATCACTCCTGACATCGAGAACTTCAATGGCGACGGAATCACTAGCGAATTCGTCATCCTGAACGTGAATGAACTCGACCTCTTCACATCTCACGTGGTTGTCGACGGCGTCACATTGATCGCTGACTTCAACAAGACTGGTCACATTCCAATCGGATACTTTGACATCGATCCTTCAACCGGACTGTTGACTGTCGGTACGAATCTTGAAACATTGTCTGGCGACGGCACGACAACTGTTCGCTCGATCACCACGACAGATTCGATCACTGCAGCGAACGTTCGCGTATATGTTGACGGCGTCGAGCTTTCACCTGTCGCGATCGCACCTGCTGCTGGTGAAGTTCAAGTTGAATCTGCTGTTGGCGGATATGACTTCACCTTCTTCACAGCTCCTGGAAGCGGTATTGGCAACATCGAGATCGAATGGGGTTTCCCAATCATCGGTGTCGACAACGTTGCAGTCACCTACGGTCTACCACTTGGTGACGAATCGCTGAAAGTGTTCCACACTCAAACTGGTGTTCACGTTGTCGTATACGATCGCGAAACAAACAAAGTCCTTGAGCGCTACACGAATCTCTCGACTGAATCCACTTCGAAGTTCGCCAACGGCATCAGCAACTACTACCCTGAGTATGTCTCACGTGTTTCGAGCTACATCCGCATCACTGGCGATATGACGAACTTCGGCGACAGCATCCTCACAGGTGGTGCCAACGGTTCTGCATTGACAGATGCTGACTATCAGAATGCTTTCGCTCGCATGTCCAACAAAGAGGACTTCGACATACAGTATCTGATCGATCCATGTGTGAGTGCGAACGTTTCGCAATATCTGATCAACATCGCGGAAACCCGTGAAGATGCAGTTGCATTCGTCGGATCAACTCAAGATGTCACAGTCGCAAATCCTGGCCGAGAACTGAACAGCATTCTCGATTTTGCTGCACTTCTGCCGACTTCTTCGTATGGTATCTTCAACCCAACGTGGATTCGCATCTATGATCGCTACAATGCGAAGGAACGCTGGATTCCGTCAACCGGTACTGACGCTGGTCTTTACGCTCGAACACATCGGGACAACAATTTGTGGACGGCTACTGCTGGTTACACACGCGGCAGCTATCGTCGGGCGCGTCAAGTTTCATTCTTGCCATCAGAAGCTCAACAGAACACTCTCTACGCGAATGACATCAACTACGTCAAACGCAACAAGGGTGTTGGCTTCTTCCTGTTTGGTCAGAAGACTCTCGCTCGCACAGAGGATGCATTCAACCGCGCGAATGTTCGATTCTTGTCGATTCACATCAAGCGCGGAGTGTCTGATGCTCTGAAGTTTGCTATCGGTGAAATCAATGACGAGATCACTCGTGCATCTGTTCGCAATCTACTGAATCCGTTCATGCGCGACATCTTCGCACAACGAGGCGTTTACGAATACGACGTCCGTTGTGATGGCGACAACAACCCAGCCGAAGTGATCGATGCGAACGAACTGATCGTTCAAATCTATCTGCAGCCTACACGAACCGTCGAGTTCATCGGTCTCGAACTGATCTACACGCAAACCGGAATTTCATTCCAAGAGGTTCGTCTTACGAACTAAGTGAGGAGCCTTCGGGCTCTTCATCACACGTTTGACAATTGGAGAACAAGAGAATGTCAGAATCACGAATCACGAACTTTAACCGGTTGAACTTTGCCGCTGGTGTCGGTAACGTTGCAAACCAAAACGAATTCTACGCGAACGTCACACTTCCGATCGACCTTGAAGGGCTTTTTCCAGAAGCTGAAGCGTTCAAGCAGAAGATAGGCTTTGCCTGTCAGTCTTCCGGTGTTCCCGACATGACTGTTGGCGAAATCGCCATTCCGTTCCGATCTCAAATGGTCCGCCTTCCTGGCGACCGTGACCGATCAGGTGTATTGACGATGACGGTTCGAACAGACGTCGACTACAAACTTCGCGACGTTTTTGAACGTTGGTCGGATGCATTGGGTGGCACCGTCAATGGTGACGTCATCAATGATCTCGATCTCGATGTCATGAAGCTCTTGGGTCAAGGCGAATTGCATCAGCTTTCCCGCAATGGCAAGATTTTGAAGAGCTGGTCATTCGACGGAATCTGGCCTCAGACCGTAAGTGGTATCACCTTTGATTGGGGATCAGCCAACTCGGTCGTGACACATGACGTCACATTCGCATTCCAACATATGGAGTCTCGCACGACTCGCAACAACGTCATCTCGGCAGCTGATGGGCTTTCGGGTAGCATCATCTTTTAAGGAAGCATCATGAAGAATATTTTTGAAGCCATCACGGCCACACTTTCACAAAAAAACGAAGACGAAACTCTTCACCAGGTCAATGAAGACGATCTGGTGAAGGTCAGCGACTACGATCTCGCAAACGCTTTTACAACCATGATGGTCAATCTCTATGGTGGAGAAAGGGTCAAACCAGCGTCTATCAAGCGAATCTCACCCAAACAGATTGAGTTCTTTCTCGAAATCCCAGGCGGCCTTCTTGGAGCACTATACGAAAAGATGTCAGTTCGGGTGAATCTTGAAGAAGCATATGCCACCGACGGAAGTGGTGTTGCTACTCTTGCGATGTTTAACTTCGACTACAAGTGGACTCACACGACCGGCGGTCGCAATGGATTGCTTGTTCGAAACATGGGTTTCTTCAGTATCGACAGTCGTGGAATGCTCAATCATCTGAAGTCTTATCGAACAGACAGTGAAGCATCTCGCGATCTGCGAAAGTACGGATTCGCATAGAGTTTATTTTGAACTCTTCATCGCTAAATCGATCTCCAATTGACATCAGAGGTTCCCAGTGTTTCGCTGGGAACCTTTGTTGTTCGTGACTGTGTAATATATTTGAGGTTATTCATTGAACTCAGTGAACTCCTGGTTAACCCGAAGGAAATTCCATGTCTCATGCCGAAATCAGAGAGCTCGTAAAGCAATCTCAGTCATTCGTCCGCACTAACCAGTTTCGAGTAGAGTTTACGCTGCCATCAGGTCTCAAGGAATTTGACATTCGGCGATTGTCTCTGAACTGTCACACGGCCAAGATTCCTGGTTACTCGATCGAGAACTACACCCATGCGATTTCGGGTGCTCCTGAGACTCAGCATGCTGCAACGACAAAATATGTAGAAGCGAGTTTCGGTTTCTACCAATCGAAAGACTTCCATGAATTCGACGTTTTCGATGAATGGAGAAAGATCATTGTCGACACTGAGACTGGAAAGCTTGGCTACTTCAATGACTACACGACCTCAATTTATGTCATCCCCCTTCTTTCGAACGATCGAAGGCTACGAACGATCGAGCTTCTCGATTGCAAACCAACGACGATGGGTGAAACTGATCTGAGCTTCAAATCTCAAAACGAGATTGCCGAGCTCACTGTCTCGATGAGCTACACTCGTTATAGAACTGTCACTTAACTGGAGAGAACACAATGGGTCTTCCTAAGATTACACAAACCAAAACGTCTGTCACACTTCCTTCTGGGAAGAAGATTCGAATTCGACCATTTGTCGGATCCGAAGAAAAGGCACTGCTCATGTCAAAGCAATCGACTCAGAAGGGTGATCGAATCAATGCAGCGATGGATGTGCTTTCGAGCTGTTCCGACTATGATGTCTCGAAGTTTCCAATGACAGATTTCGAATTCCTCTTCATGAAGGCCTACGAAATCTCTGTCAGTCAGACGATAGACATCGGTCTTCGTTGTCGAGCCAAGGATTGCGAAGAAGTCCTTTCCGCTTCCATCCCACTTGATCAGATCGAAGTTCCGAAGCTCGAGAAGAAACGCTGTAAGATCGACGTCGGCCTTGATGAAAATGGCGATCCTGTCAAGCTCTTCATTCGAATTCCTACCGTTGGTGAAGCTCTTAAAGTTCAGGATGATGAAAATGCAGACGTTCGACTCATCTTCGAGTGCCTTGAGGGTGTGTATGTCAAGGATGAAAAGGCTGAAATCGACGACTTCGCAGAGTTCGAAGATTGGTTCATGAGTCAACAGGACCTGTATCGAAAATGCACAGTCTTTCTCAACTCCATTCCTCGGATCGAGTTCGTTCGTGATTGGGAATGTCCTTCATGCAAGCACCAAAATCACACCGTCATGAGGGGATTCGACTCTTTTTTCTCCTAATCATGGCGTATTCTAACATAGGTGTGTTCTACAACACGGTCTCGACCATGAAGATGGCGCAGGCTGGAACCTGGACGATTGGAGAGATTGAAGCTCTCACACCAATGGAACGATCAATGCACATCGAACTCATGACGACCTATCTAAAAGAGCTTGCTCGACGGGATAAAATAGTCAAATAGTCATCAAATAGATGAAAATGAGTTGGATACCCCATGACTGACAAAACCTTTGAAGAATTTCTAAAGGCCCGATGGACGTACCGCCGTCGGGTCATGTTCACGACACTCTGCTTCTACTTCTCTTCGATCGCCTTCATTCTCTACAAGGCCGATCCTGCAGATATCGGACACTACAACGGGATGCTGGTTCAGCTGACGATCTCGTTCTCCACAGTTTCAGTTGCCTACTTCGGCGCATCCTCTTACGAGAGAGTGAACCAAGATGTTCAGAAGGACTTGGCGAATTTCAACGAGACGATGCGAGACAAGCTCGACAAGTAAGGAAAAACGATGATCACAGTCAAACTCAACGCAAGCAAGGACGGTTCACGGATCGTCCTTGACAAACCTGTTCGCTTTGAGCCTGGAGTTCGATACGTCATCAATTCAGATTTCGACATCTTCCTGACATGGAAAAATCGCGAAACTCATCTCGATGAGACCTTCGAAAGTGGATTGAACTTTCCCGTTCCAAACTTCACCACTCAGGAACACTATGGTCGGTTCAACGACAATCTTCTCTACTGGATTTACAACGATCCAATGGCGAATCTGACAGGAATTCCTCTCGGACTGGCAAACAGCATCATACAAGAGACCACACTGGACGAATATTGGGACAGCCCCCTGAGCGAGCTGTACAATTCACTGGTCGGAAACCAAGTGATCGCGAATCGCACAATCGCAGAGGTGTTTCAGAACCTCACAGATGACAACAATATCCGAAGCTTCGAACCTGTTCAATCTGGTGACAATTCGGGTCGAATCTTCGAAAACAGCATTCCATACTTCGCAGTTGCGACTGCATCAGGTCGTGTCGATCCATCGTCATATCGTCTGTCTTTCGAAGATGGTGAATTCATGGTCTACCTGGAAACGGCAGTTGCAGACGCTGTCGTCAAGACTGATCTCTACCATTACGCCTCGTCAAACGGTTCTACGTCTGTTGAGTTTGTAATTCAGCCTGGAGAAACTAGATCGTTCTTTATCAACGATCTGAATCGATCTCTCGATGACTTCGAAATTGAGCCGAAAGAGTCGAGAGATAATCTCGTCAATGTGAACGGTCGGTTCAGTGAGTACATCCTTGCGACATATCCTCGACTATATGATTTCGTCAACACCTACATCCAATCTCAGAACCTTTACGAGACTCCTCAGTCGTACCTCACCAACCTCATCGACGACACGATTCCCGAAAGGATGGGGGATGACCTGAGGCGATCGAAGAACCAGCAGTCTTTCAGCTTCAAATCCCACATGATCGATGACAACGACCTTCTGTTGAGCACCGCAGATTTCGCGAAGAATAAAGGCACCAAGAAATCGATCGAGTGGCTGGCGGAAGCTGTGTATGGTAATTCAGTCGAGACCACAAACTACCAGGAACAAATCATGCGACTGAGCGGATCGAAATGGTTTGAGCGCTATTCGATTTACTTTACGAGAGACTCACTTCCTTTTGCTATCGACGATCTTCAAGGTCGAAAGATCAGGGGTTCAAACTCGAAATGTGAAGGCATCATCGAGAGTGCGAAAGTCTCATTCATCTCGAGCTTGAAGGAGATTGTCGAACTCGTAGTTCGAATGGACTTCGGCGAGTTCAATGAAGACGACATCTTTTCGATCTCTTCAAAAGAGGTCAGTGATGACTCTATGAATCTCGGCATTGTGGACATCGAAGTAGTCAATGGAGGATTTGGCAACAAGGTTGGCGACAAAATCAATCTGAAGTCCTCAACTGGTTCGAAATTCGAAGGTGTCATCTCAGAAGTCGGAAGCCTAGGACAAGTTGAGTCCGTTCAGATCAACCAGATCGGTTGGAACTTCAGGAGTTTCCAAACCCCGTCTGTAGTGCTCAAAGGACTGAATGACTTTGTCCCTGAAGCGAGGTTCATTCAGGTCAGTGAGAAGTCGAACGACTTCTCGTTCAAGATGGAATTTCGTAATGTCATCTATGAAGCATCGATCGACTTTTTGAGCCAGACACTTTCCGTTCTGGATCGGACATTTTCCCACCCGTCACTCCGATTCCCGTCACAGGTAATGGGTCTTGCCCTTCTTGATGGCGTTATCTCAGTTGTGTCCTTCGATGAAACCTCAATCTGGATCATTGATGAGATCGGAGGAATCTATAGTACTGAGGTTCCCTACAACTTCTTGGCAACTTCGAACGGTTTGAATGGTGTCATACTCGACACAGACACAAACACCGTAAGAACATTCGACATCCAGAGACTTAAGGAATCTGGAGAGCTTTCGATCTTGACAGAATTTGGTGTCGGTGCGAATTCGTACTTCTCGATCTCTGCTTCCGCCCGATCAATCTTCATCACATCCGACATCGTGGACATGTACGAATATGAAGGAAATTCTCAAGATGGTGATTTGAACCCTTTCCGAATTCTCGAAGTTCTGGTTGACGCTGATGATGAAGTCATTATCGACGATCTCACTGAAGAAGCTCTCATCATCTTCAGGAACTTTCGATCGAACACCTACATCCCGTTCGTTTTCGAAGATGGAGTTTTCGAAGATGATGTGTTTGAAGGTGACGAATTCAAGCTCTTTAACATCTCTGTCGTTTCGAAAAACGGAATCGAATTCATCACTGCGGAAAGCTCATTCAACCTTTACTCACTCCAGATCACCCTGTCGAACGAAGTCGTTCCAAAAATCAAAGTGAAGACTGGTCGTATTATCAAGAAACAAGGTTCATACATCAACAGTGATGGACATCTCAGCTCGAATCAGAAGATGATCGGAACAACGTATCAGCCGTTCTCAGTTGGGTTCGAAACGGAAACTCTCTCTCGGAACATGAAGGAATTGCTTGAAGGTGATGCTCTCATGCCAGGAATGATATATAAAGGTCTTGTCCCTGTTGTCGCTGAGAGTGAATCTGTTCTCCTCATTGGCACTGCGGAAGTCCTGGAATAAAATAAACCACTGCTCGATGATAAAATAATATGAAATGGAGACTTAAGAATGGCTGATAGAGTCCTAAACAGCTTTCCGATTAATGCGAAGTTCGGAAACCAATATCTTGCTGATGGTGAAGCACTCACTATTCGCTCAGAAGTGGCACGAGATGCATCTCTGTTGTCTGAAAATAACTCAGCATCGAGTGAGGCTGCTGCGAACACTTCTGCAATTACTGCTTCAGATTCTGCTTTAAGTGCATCCGCATCCGCCACAATCGCTACGGCTGCAGCAACTGATTTAGAAACTACTCTTGGACTTGCTATAGTCTATAAAAATGATGCACAAACATCGTCTGTCTCAGCTTCTGCTGCTAGCGCTTCGGCTTCTGCTTCTTCTTCTTCCTCGTCAGCATCAGCTTCAGCAGCTCTCGCGAGTGAGAATTCTGCGGAGAAATGGGCTGTAGAGGCAGAGGATGTTGAAGTTTCCACAGGCGAATTTTCCGCAAAGCATTGGGCCGCAAAGGCTTCAACTTTCAACCCTGAATTGATTATAGCCTCCTCAAATAACTACCGCACAGGGCTTATACGTCAGTCAGGGTTCTACGCCAGCCAATCACAAAACAGTGGTACTGCGACGTCAACACTCCCGCCCGCAGTGACGCTCCCCGCAGGGGACTATCTGCTCGATTACAGCTTCGAGGCCAAGCCTTACGACGCGGGAACAAGTGGTGCTGTTATCGTAGTGCAAGTGGAGATGTACGCGTACATACCGGGTCCTGGCGTCGGGACAGTGCACCCTCTTGCGGACGTCGACTTCTATGGCAACCACTCGATACGGCCGTACCTGGTTATACGTGACGCAAGTGATCTGGACTACGTTGTACGCGACAGTGGGCAGCGAACATTCACCTTAGCAGCAGAGACACTTGTTAGCTTCAAGATACAAACGCAAGTATTTAACTCAACCGACCAGGCGCAGTCTGTGGCCATCACGATGATACGAGCAGCTCGCATAACTCGGATACAAGAACTGACATAGTAAGAATAACGTGACAGTTTACATGAGAGACATGCAATATTCCATAATGACAAAAAGGTAAGCGAATCAAATGATACAGGCTTTACAACTCAATATCCCGATCCTTCAGGCGCTGAAGTCATCTGCTCAGTTGAGTCTTGGAGTAACATCTTCTGATGAATGGGACTTAACTTTCGAAATATCATCTTCCACGGCTGGAAACCCTACAATTTTGACACTTCCCGTTTCGACAAGTTTCATCACCGCTTATGGCATCACAAAGGCCATTATTCGCGACGCGTCTAATGTCATTGAATTCCAAAACCTTGAAGTCGACATCTTGAGCGTTTCAGGAAATGATGTGACACTCGATTTCGATTCGACACTTCTGGCCGATGCTACAAATGGTGTGATCTCTTTTGTTTCTTCTTATTGGGAGTTTGGTATTAGCGAAATCGAGATTCAAAACCGTTTGACCTTCTTACAACGGATCAAATCCGATGAGATGCAGTTGCTAGCAAGACGTAAACTGTGGGTGGCAGGCACAACCTATCGTTCACTGTTCGAAACGTCCCTCAGGAATGACTTCTATGCTGTGTCGAATGGTTACGTATACATCAACATCACGAACAAGTTCAACCCTTCACTCATTGCTCCATCCCAGACCGTTTTGAACGAAGTTGAAGTCAATGCCGTGGACGGATACTCATGGATGAACGTCGGAAAAATCGACGAATTCCTTGACTCTCGCTTCGGCGATACTGCAAAATTCCCTGTCACAAGCTTCGAAGAACCGAATTCGTTCGGTCGTGTTCTTGGCTGTCAGGTCTACAACACCGGCAGCAATTTCAAATTCACCGATCAACCAGTGATTGTCGGGGATGGTGTTGGTGCAACTGCTCGAATCAGTCGGTTCAACACACAAAAGGGAGCCTGGGTGATCGAGATCACAAACCCAGGCCGAGACTACACATGGGCTAACATCAAAATACCGTCGACTTCAGGCACTGGATTTATATCCACGGTGTTCCTCGACCCTGGTAACATTGGCACAAATTTGCAAACGATCATCGAAGGAACAACTCTCGGATTTCGAGTCGAAACTGATCCCCAGCGAAGCCAATTTGGTGACATTAACTCGTTCGTTCTTTACCACTCGCTGTTCACTGAGGACCAAGAAGACCTTCGCGGGACATTGAGATTCGTCGAGAACCACGAATTCCAACAAGATGACTGGATCATCGGTCAGATTTCCGGAACGATCACGAAGGTACTTGATTCAACTTCGACCAGAGAAGTAAAATATCAGAGAATGATTGGTCCCGGTTTTATCGTCGGCGAATCGATCTCAACGAATGCGTTCACAACGTCCATCGAGTCAGTTGTGAACCCTTCAAAACCACCTATTGGAGAAATCGTTCTCCACGAAAACCGCGCAACACCGATCGTCCACGCCCTCGATCAGGTTAACGTATACAAGTTTAGATTGGAACTGACATGAGCATTTACCATAATGACACAAAGAAGTTTCTGAAGGTCCTGTTCCGCTCAGATTTCGGAATTCAGTCGAGAGAGCTGAATGCCGCCCAGCAGCACCTTCAGAGCCAGATTGCGTCTATTGGAAAACACCTTTTCAAAAATGGCTCCTCTGTCATTGGTGGTAAGCCATCGATCATTCAGAGTCGAGTCATTCGAATCGAAAAGGACTTTAGCGGCGTACCTGTCCAGATCAGTGAGATCATCGAAAAGGACCTTGTCGAATCTGTTGACGGAAACCCTATCTCTCGCTTCACTGTGACCAACTACTCAGAAACCGAAACACATTTCAACCTCCACGGCAACTTCGTCCTGGGTGAAAATGTGCAGATCAACTCGATTCTACAGACTGATGGTACTTCCTATCGTGTTCGAGTTTCCCAGTTGAACATCGACGATCGCTTCGGTCTGATTGCTCGAATCGAGAATGGCGTCTACTTCTACAATGATTACTTCTTCGAAATCGAAGACACATCGATTGTTGTAAGTGACAACTCTTCGGACTTCACAGGTACGATCGGTCTTCAAGTTGAAGAATCATTCATCACGCCTTTACAGGACAAAGAGCTTCTCGATCCTTCGAATGGTTCGCCAAACTCGAATGCTCCAGGCGCACATCGCTTCACATATGAGTATGAGCTGAAAGCATATCAGTTCTTCGAAGAGACTCCGGTGAACTTCATCACAGTTGCTGACATCTCTGCTGGCGCACTTCGCAATATCGTCGAAGACCCAAGGCTCAATGAGATTGGTCGAATCCTTGCATCTCGAACATATGACCAATCTGGAAATTTCGTTGTTGACGAATTCGAGATCGAAACGACGAATTCAGTTCAGCGATCAGTTCGCTCTGTGACTCCAACGAATATCCCATTCCGAGTAAGGGTCTCGCTCAATGGCGAACACACTTATCTCCCTGACGAAACTGTGTCTCTCTTCACCCCAAACATCGAGGGTGACTTTGTGATCGAAAGTGTTGGAGCATCTGACTTCGTTATCATCACGAACAGTGCAAGCATCGAAACTGAAAATTCCGGCACAGTCATCAACCTCGATCGCTTCGGTGTCACTCTTTCGAAAGGCCTCGCATACGTCAATGGCTTCAAAGTGGAGAACATCGGTTCGACCCTTCTTGAGGTCAAACGGACAATCGACTCATCCGAGCTAAATCCAGGTATCTTCTCTACCTCTTACGGAAACTACATCGAGATCGAAAATATGGCTGGCGCTGATGCGTTCATCGGTCAACGGCAAACGATTGAGATTTTGGATGTCGGCCTTGATGTAATAGGAGAATGCGTCGTCGATTCATTCCAACGAGTTAGCGCGACGGTTTTCCGTGCCTACATCTCGAATGTGATCGCAACTGGTGACTTGACGACAGCAACCTCCATCCAAGGAGCTTCACCAACCTTTACAGCCGATCTGGTTGGTGCAGGCTTCACCATTCAATCGACCGAAAATGCACCACTCGTTTTCCAACTCTCGTCTGAGAACATCTCGTCTGTTTCCGAAACAGCTATAGTGCAGAAAACGTCGTATCTTGCTGGTTCGGTTGCTGGCGGAACGGTTGCATTCAGCCTTCCTGGTGCAGAGCTCTTCGTCGGAACGCGAAATGTCAACTTGGTTGAAACGAACGAAGAATTCAACTTCATATCTGTCCAAGGTGGAGTCTACACCAACCCTACGAGCATTCTCATTTCGAATGATGGCAAAACGTTGACTGTCGCAAGTGCTACTGCTGGTGCAATTGACCTTATCACCAAGACGACCAACGTCATCACTCCAGCTTCCAAGACTCTTGTCGCAGAACAAGTCATTGTCACTTCTGACACCGTCAACGCAGGTGCTCGAAAGTACGCGCTGCCTCATGTTGATATTGTGAACGTTCGTGTATACGACAATACGACAGACGTTGAGATCAGCTCGAAGTTCACATTCGATAATGGTCAGCGTGATCGCTTCTACGACTTAGGATCTATTGAGTTGAACCCAGGTCAGAATGTGATCGGTGTCACACTTCGTGTGGAGTACACTCGTTACAGTCGTTCAGGTAACTTCTTCTATGTCGCGAATTCTTACGAAAGCACGAAGGACAGTCCAACATACGACACTGACTCTGGAGTGAAGCTCAATCTGTTGAACTGCATCGACTTTCGACCAGACGTCATAACTGCTGGTTTGACTGCTTTGACTTCGAACACCGTTCCTGCTCCACTCAGCAATGTACAAGTCTCGACTTCATCATATCTGCCTCGCAAAGACCTTGTCACCGTTGACATCAACGGTGCGATTCAATATGTGCTCGGAAAGCCAGATGCCAACTCTGTCTATCCGAAAACTCCTGAGAACTCGATGGGTCTTTATCGACTGGACATTCGTTCGAACATGCAGAATCTGGATGACATCGACTTCACCAGTGACCAGATTCGTCGTTACACGATGGAAGATATTGGTCGCCTCGACAAGCGACTCGATCGTGTCGAAGAAGAAGTTCTGTTGACTCTTCTCGAATCCGAAGCGAAGAACTCGAGGATTTACGACACTGACGGAACGATCCGTTTCAACACTGGCTTCATTGTCGACAACTTCTCTGATCACGGGATCGGTGAAGTCGAAGATAACGACTATTCAGTTTCTGTCGATCCTGAATTGAAGCTCATTCGTCCAGAGTTTGCTGTCGACACGGTGAAGATGGCTGTCTCTACTGATCGTGCAAATGTTCGCATTGGTGAGAACGAAGACTACGGCACGTTCTTTACTCGTAACTTCGATTCTGAGAACCTATTCCAAAACAACAATGCTACCAAATCGGTCAGGGTCACCCCTTACACTGTTCGAAGCTTCATTGGTCAATCACTTTACAATCCTCCACTTGACTCTGATTCGGAATATCTGCACATCAGTCGCAGACGCACAGGCTTCATCTTCCGTCGAACTCGGTGGTCATCATGGGTTTCCGATAAGCCTCAGCAAGTGCTTTCGAAGAGCAGAGGGTTCTTCCTCTGGCGTCGCCGAACGAACACTCGCATCATTCCATTCATGAAGCCAAAGAGGGTTCGTTTCAGTGTCACTGGTCTGAAGCCTTTCGAGAAGTTCTACTTCTTCATCGACAAGAAGCGTTCTGACAGCATTGTCAACAAGGACGGAAACTGGTGGGGAGCAGCAGCTGCGAATTCCGAATCTCTGTGGAGGTACAACGAACCAGGCTCAACTGTTCGTTTCGATGAAGAAGTTCATGACATCTTGCTCGACAGGACACTTAATCCAGTCGACGGTCTTACAGCTGACATCACCGGTACGATCACTGGGTTTGTTGACATTCCACGTCTCGCAATCCCTGCTGGCAAGCGAGAGTTCAGTTTCTCTGTCGATCCAAACAACCCAAAGAGTGCAGTGTCTCACTCGACATACGACTTCTACGGAACTGAGAACTACGACCTTCAACAACAGAACACTGTCGATAATCGCTATGACGAAATCGCGGACTCGAAGCGTCCATTGATTGCTCAGACGTTCATTGTCACGAAGAATGCTTTCCCGAATGGTGTGTTCATCGAATCACTCGATCTGTTCTTCTCGAAAATCCCTGTCGAGTCGAATGTACCCGTGACAATCGATATTCGCTATGTCGAGAATGGTTCGCCGAAATCGTCTGAGATCATTCGCCGATCGAGTGTTCAGTTGAATCGTGAT